AAATCTCTCTCCAGTCGCTCCCACGTCCCAGGAGGATCGTTGAAGCAGCCCCGCAAGCCTCCCCGCAAGGTCCGCCTCGGTCCGCACACCTACCGGCTCCGGATCGGGCGCGGCGCCTCCTGGGCGGTGCGGACCGAGGGTGAGCTCGGGCACACGGAGCTCGACACGTTCAGGATCTCCGTGGACGGCGACCGGCCGGAGTCCGGCGTGGCCGAGACCGTCCTCCATGAGCTCCTCCACGTCTGCTGGCGCCAGGCCGCGCTGGCGGAGGCGGACGGCGGCCGCGACCTGGAGGAGCAGGCGATCACCGCGCTGGCGCCGCTGCTCCTCCAGCTGATCCGCCTCAACCCGGGGCTCATCCAGTTCCTGGCCGGCCCGGAGACGAAGTGACCCCGCCCGCTGCCCCGAAGAAGGCGCGGACGCCGGCCCAGCTCGCAGCGGATGAGCGCCGGAAGAACGCGCCGCCCGGCCCGGTGGAGACGGCGGTGCGGAAGGACATCGAGGCGCTCGTGATTACGCACCCGATGGGGGAGGCGCTCGCCGCCATGTCCTTCGTGCTCGCCCGGGCTCTCGACCAGAACGTGGACCGGCGCGAGACCGGCCAGTTGAACGCCCAGCTGAAGGCGAACCTCCTTGAGCTCTCCGGACAGGTGGATGACGCCGATGACGACGACCTCGCTGATCTCCTCGACGAGACCGAAGGCGGAGCCCAGGAACCCGCCCCCGAGGTACGGGACCCGGAGGAGGACTGAGCGCCAGACCCTCGGGCCGGCAGTCGGGAACGTCGCCCGGCTCCTCGGCAAGCCCTTCATGCCATGGCAGCAGTACGTGGCGGACGTGCTCATGGAGATCGACCCGGAGACGGGACGCCTCGCCTACACCGAGTTCGGGCTCACCGTTCCCCGCCAGTCCGGCAAGTCGACCTTCGTGCTCGCGAAGGCGACGCATCGCTGCGAGGCCAAGAAGTTCTACGGCGCCCGCCAGTCCGTCGTCTACACCGCCCAGACCCGCAAGGACGCCCGCAAGAAGTTCGAGGAGGACTTCGCCGGCGTCTTCGAGGAGTCGAAGCGGTTCCGGGCCCGCGTAGATCCCCGCTGGGGGAACGGCAACGAACACATCAGGTTCCCGAACCAGTCCCGCTTCGGCATCGAGGCCTCGACGGAGAAGGCAGGCCACGGCCCGGTCCTGGACGAGGCATACATCGACGAGGCGTTCGCCCAGATGGACGGCCGGCTCGAGCAGGCGTTCCGCCCCTCCATGATCACCCGCGCCAACCGGCTCCTCGGATGGATCTCCACCGCCGGCTGGCGCGACGGCAGCCCCTACCTGGAGTCGAAGCGTGAGAAGGGGATCGCCGCCGTCGAGGCGGATACCGGCTTCGGTCTCGCCTACTTCGAGTGGTCGGCTCCGGAGGGATGCGACCCGGCGGACGAGGAAGTCTGGCTCGACTGTATGCCGGCGGTCGGCTACACCATCGACCTGGCCGCGATCCGCGACGAGTACGAAGCGATGGATCTCTGGGACTTCCAGCGCGCCTACCTCAACCTCTGGGTCCCGAAGGGCGGCGAGGTCGCAGCCCAGACCGTCGTCGACATCACCCGCTGGGGTGAGCTCATCGGCGTCGAGGAGATCCGGCCGGCGCCGGTGGCCCTCGCCGTCTCCGCCAGCCCGGACCGGAAGTGGTCCACGATCGCCCTCGCCGGCGCCCGCCGCGACGGCGGGACCCAGCTCCAGATCATCCAGACCGGCCGCGGCACTGAGTGGGTCCCCGCCCGCCTCGATGAGCTCCGCCGGCAGTGGAAGCCGGTCGGGATCGCGATCGGCACCGACGACCCTGCCTCCTCCCTGATCCCGGACCTCGAGAAGATCCGGCCACTCAAGAACAAGCTGCTGAAGGTCTCCCAGGGCGACTACGCCCGAGCCTGCGGCCGGTACGTCGACGGAGTCAACGCCGGCACGATCTGGCACAGCGACCAGCCGGTCCTCAACATCTCCGTCGGAGCAGCCCGGTGGCGGAAGACCGGAGACAGCAAGGTGATCGCTCCCCCGAAGGACGCCACCGACGTCTCCCCGCTGAAGGCCGCGGCGCTCGCGCTCTACGCTCTCGCATCCAAGAAGCCGGCGGAGCAGCAACCCCACGACACCCCACGAAGGGCGGTGATCCTCTGATGGCCACCAAGATCACCGTGAGCGGACTCGACAGCGTCGAGCAAGATCTCCTCAACGAGCTCTGGGCCCAGCTGGAGGCGAAGCAGGACCGGAACCTCCTCCGGGCCCACTACTACGACGGCAAGCGCGCCATCAAGCAGGTCGGGTCCATCATCCCGCCCCAGTACTACAAGCTCGCCCTCGTGCTCGGCTGGTCCGCCAAGGCGGTCGACACCCTCGCGCGCCGGACGAACCTCGACGACTTCGTCTGGCCGGACGGCAACCTCGACGACCTCGGGCTCCGTGAGCTCTACCCCCAGCACGCGCTCACCTCGCTGATCTCCGACGGCCTGACGTCCTCCATGATCCACGGGGTGTCGTTCCTCCTCGCGACCCGCGGAGACGAAGACGCCGGCGAGCCGGCCGCGCTGCTCCACGTCAAGGACGCGCTCAACGCCACCGGCCGCTTCGACCGGACCCGCCGGCTCAACGCGCTGCTCTCGATCCTCGAGCGGGACGGAGACGGCAAGCCGACCGCGCTCGCGCTCTACCTCCCGAACCACACGATCGTGTGCGAGCAGGGATTCGGCCCCCGCGGCGGACGCCGCGGCTGGAGCGTCGTCGACCGCCAGGACCACTTCTACGGACTCCCCGCCGAGCCCCTCGTCTACCGCGGCCGCACCGGGCGCCCCTTCGGCTCCCCGCGGATCTCCCGCACCGTCATGTCCCTCCACGACTCCGCGCTTCGGACCGTCATCCGGCTCGAAGGCCACGCCGACGTCTACTCGTTCCCCGAGATGTGGCTCCTCGGCGCGGACGAGTCGATGTTCAAGAACGCGGACGGCACCCAGAAGGCCGCCTGGCAGGTCATGCTCGGCCGGATCAAGGCGATCCCGGATGACGAGGAAGCCTCCACCCCGCGCGCCGCCGTCGAGCAGTTCCAGGCGACTGACCCGAAGCCCCACCTCGACATGCTGAAGCAGCAGGCCCAGCTGTTCAGCGGCGAGACCTCCATCCCGCTCACGTCCCTCGGCGTCAGCGACCAGTCCAACCCCTCCTCCGCGGACAGCTACATCGCCTCGCGAGAGGATCTCATCGCTGAGGCGGAAGGCGCGACGGACGACTGGGCGCCCTCAACGTCCTACGCGCTCCAGACCCTCCTCGCGATCGCGAACGGCCTGAAGGAGATCCCGCCGGAGTGGAGCAGCATCGCCCCCAAGTGGCGGAGCCCGCTGTACCTCTCCCGCGCCGCCGCGGCCGACGCCGGCTCCAAGCAGCTGGCCGCCGTCCCGTGGCTCGCCGAGACCGAGGTCGGCCTCGAGCTCCTCGGCCTCGACGACCAGCAGATCAAGCGAGCTCTCGCCGACCGTCGACGGATGGGCGGATCCGCCGCGCTCGCCGCGATCCGCACCGCGGTCGAAGGCGGCCGCCCGGTCGTCGCGCCGGCGCCGAGCTCGGACCTGACCGATGCCCCGCCGCCAGCAGGTTGAGGCGCATCGGCGCGACCTCGGCGACCTGACCCGGCTCGCGCAGAACGACCTCCGCCTCCTCCTCGACGGCATCACCGACGGCGAGCTCGCCCGCGACCGGCTCCTCGTCGCCCTCCCCCAACTCGTCACGATCTACGGCAGCGCCGCCGCGACGCTCGCCGCCGACTGGTACGACGACCTCCGCGACGCCGAGGCGGCCACCGCCCGACGCTTCACCGTCATCACCGCCCAGCTCCCCGACGAAGGCCGGACCGAGATCCTCGCCCGCTTCGCCGTCGCTCCGCTGTTCTCCGAGACGCCCGACAACGCGACGGCGATCTCGAAAGCCTCCGGAGGGCTCCAGCGGATCGTCGCCGACGCAGCCCGCGAGACGATCAGCCGCTCAGCCGGCGAAGACCCCGCCGCCTTCGGCTGGACCTGGTCCTCCTCCGGAGGGTGCGAGTTCTGCCAAGAGCACGACGGTACCGTCTACCGAGATCCCGACAGCGAGCTCCGATCCCACGATCACTGCAGCTGTCTGGCGGTCCCTGGCTTCGGCTAGGAGCTCCGCCCACAACCCTCCAGCGACCGCTGGACTACGCCCACGCCGAGCGGACAATCGGCGGCCAGGAAGGAAACAGCACGATGACCGAAAGCCAGCAGAACGACGACGGCCAGGGCGGAGACACCGGAGGCAACACGCCCGCCTCCGACGACGGCTTCAAGCCGATCGAATCGCAGAAGGATCTCGACCGGATCATCCAGGACCGCCTCAAGCGCGCCGTCCCGGCTGACCTGAAGGAGATCAAGGCGAAGGCCGCCCAGTTCGACAAGCTCGAGGAGGACTCCAAGTCGGAGATCCAGAAGGCGATCGACCGCGCCGCCGCCGC